CTATGGAAATATCTCTAAAACCATCTGCTCCCACTCAGGACAACTGACTGAGGCAGACGGAACGGCAGGGGCCAAATCCAAAGGGACAGCTAGATCTACAAAATCATCCGCTTCGCAATATTCACACCAGAACACCCAATTAACATTCCGAACATAGCCGCAGGCACAAAACTCATAATCATCAGTCAAATATTTAGAAAGCTCTGACCGATAACCATAGATTTGACCAAAAGGCACAGCACGGCAAAGCCCACGAGAGCAAGTATAAGTATGAGCGGATAGATCCGATACAGAGCGTTCCACATCCTTCGTGAGGTACTTCTCCAAATAAAACGCACAGCCGACCTCATCATGAACAGGGCCCAACGAACAAAAGCCGAATTTCTTAGCATAATCTCCCCAATTCAGATAATCACCATCTACCAGACGGCGAGGGTGGATACCAGGGACAAACCGGCTCAACCGATCTTGAGGAATCCCAGACAACAGGCCATGCAAATGCCAGGCGCCATCTTTATGCCGTTCCGCTACGAATACATAACGAATATTGGAGCGATACTTCTTACGCTGGTCCCGGATCCACTGGGCAAAAGCAGACCGGAAGCGATCCAAATTATGGCGATCGTGCCACTCCGGATTTAGAGTGCCAGTGAAGAAATACTCCCAGGAGTTACACATAGCCAGCTGAAAGACAACAGAGCGGGCACGGGAGATAGAAGCCTCATGCTTCTCGATCCCCTTAGCTTTATTCTCCGTAGGCTTACCAGAGAAGCCAATGGGAGAACGCTTGAAATGAACCAGCTTATAAAAACCAGGACGGAAGTATTTCACCGAATAATCAGGGCGGACTACATCAGAAAAAGCCATATATGACAGCACCTTCCCGGAATTCGTTATATGGTCAAGTGGCCGGAAGTCGGACCTCCTCAGCCCGACAAGAACGACCACAAGCACCGGAAAAGCATATCATCCCGACAGTCTACCCGGACACTGGAAGCCTCCATCCTAGCTCCCAGATCTGGGAGCCAGGACGGAAGGAAAGCCTTACTTGGACAGCTTCACAAACTGGCCAGGCTTACCAAAACGGTCATAATAGACCAAGCACTCTTCCCCTACGCTGGGGATATAGTCCATGCTTGACAGTTTCGCCGCAGACAGGAACATCTTACCTGCCATGCTGCCAACTACGCCATCAGACTGCATGGTGTAATAGAACGATGTACCCTTAATCTCCTTGTGAGTCCGCTCATCCTCGAATTCAACGGAACGATAACCCACGATCTTGATCTTTTCGCCCATGACAATAACCACCTTTCATTTAATTGCCAACTAAAAGAGAATAAAAAAAGAGCAGACCCTGAAATAAGGTCTACTCAAAGTTTCCACATCTAGGTCAACAAAACCTCCATTTATTTTGTTGACCTAGTTCTTTAAATTCATAGTCGCCCTTTCAGGCGACTTCTTTAAGGAACTCATGTCAACAAAACATCGGTTGTTGTTGACCCAGAGACTAGGTTTCTGCATTACGATGTGCCCCGGCCTCCTCCTTCCCTAGTAGCTACTTAGACGATACCACGGCAGAGAACGAAAGTCAAGATTTTTTTAAGGGGATCCGCCATAGGCGGATATTCCATAGACATCGATCCCCGTCAAGGGTCAAAAAAAGATACTCTCACGGGGGAGCATCTTTTTTTGTCGAGTGGCCTGCGGCCACCCTTGACATGGATAGAAGTCTATGGTGGTAGAGATTAACCGAACTCGCCGCCAGCGAGTTCGGCAGGCCGACCAGAGCAAAGATGGGAGGTGCAGAACGAGAGATTGACAAACTCCCCCGGACCCGATACAATGAGTAACACAAAACATCAACCAGGAGGTAACAACATGACGAACGAAGAAAAGATTTTAGAACTACTTACGACCCTGCAAAAGGATATGACAGAAGTAAAAGAGGATATTGCAGAACTAAAGGAAGGACAAGTAGAACTAAGAAGCGGCGTCAACACCCTTCTGGACTGGGCGGAGAGAACGGGAAATTCTATTGACTTTCCATTACCGAAAATCATGTAAGACACTGGGAGAGGGGCGACAGCTCCTCTCCCCTATTTTATTTTCTGCGCCAGCGAGAGACCTTAAATGAAGACTTGATGAGCGTGATCCACGCAGGCATCTTCCGGCGCTTGATCAAATCATCCCGCAACGGAACCACTTCATCCGGCAGATCCGCCAGCTGGGGGGCGGCGAAGCTGTCAAACCACGCCGACCACTTAGGAATGAAAGAGAGCTTCCGACTGCCAGCCCAGAACAGTAACAGGCTGTCAAAGACCAAATCCTCATCAATCTTAGCAGGAGCCTCAGCTGTACTTTTGACCAAGACCGTTTGACGGAGAATCCGTTTTGCATAGGAGAAGACCCGGAAGGACTTCTTGACAAGATACATCTCATCCGCCAAATCCCGTATTTTCTTATCGACATCAAAAGTTTGAGAAGCCAGAATCAGACAGCATTTATAATGACGCTGGAGCTTAAAAAAATCTCTTACTTCCGGTTTGAAATTTTTAAAATTACGGTTGTCCCAAATCATGCCGACTTCATCAACAATAATACAAGAGTGCTCCGGGAATTGCTTATATCCAATATCCTCATAGTTAATTTTATAGGTTCCTGGAATGGGTTCTGTACTGTATACAGACCATCCATTATGCCTATATTGATAGGCGTATTTTGCTAGGAGAGTAGATTTACCACTCCCCTTTTTACCAAAAATAAAAATCAATTTATAAGGATTCAGATATTTACGAGTTAAAAAGTGAAAAACAAAGAATGAAAAAGGAAAAACTACAAAAATCAAAAAAGCAATTCTATACAT